GTATAATTCTTCGCGTTTCACCACCGCGAAGTACACGCATATCAGTGCGCCCTTAGCTCAGTTGGATAGAGCAACGGCCTTCTAAGCCGTAGGTCGTAGGTTCGAATCCTACAGGGCGTGCCATTTAGAAACAGGCACTTACGCCAGTTTCAAACCAGCCTGATTTTCTCCTTGTGTCGTATTTGTGTCATGGTTGCCAAAAATGGCATCTATTTTCCGCGCATGTTCGCTTAAATGGTTTGGAGCCAGGTGAGCATAACGACGGACCATTTCGATAGACTCCCAGCCGCCCATTTCCTGCAGAACAGACAGCGGCACGCCGGACTGAATTAACCAACTCGCCCAGGTATGCCGGAGGTCGTGAAACCGGAAGTCCTCTATACCCGCCTTTGCCAGACCAATGCGCCAGGCGCTGTTGTCGTCCACACGCATTTTCCGGACCGCCGGAGTGATAGTTTTATCCGGGCGCGTCGATGGTTTCGTGTGAACGAATACCCATCTGGAACTTTTCCCGATCTGATCCCTTAACACCCTGCATGCGGTATCATTCAGAGCCACGCCGATAGCCTTGCCCGCCTTCGCGTTCTCCGGATTTACCCATGCAACCTTTCTCTGCATATCGACCTGCTGCCACTCCAGATCAATGATGTTGGAGCGGCGCAGGCCGGTTGCCAGCGCAAATATCACCACTGGCTTTATCGACTCCGGCATGCAGGCGATAAGCCGTTCAGCCTCTTCTCTGGTCAGCCAGCGGATACGTTTACTGATTGGCTTTTTGGTCTTAATGACAGGGGCCGTCTTTATCCACCCCCAGTCATTGGCTGCGGTTTTCAGCAGAGATCGCATAAAAGACAGATGCTGGCTCTTTGTGGCCTGGCTTACCGGCTTTTCAGTATATGGCGGCGGCTCCTTTCCCCGGCGTAAAGCCGCGTCACGGCGCGATTCCCACACCTGAATATGCTTGCGGTTGACCATCTTCGAAACTGCTTCGTTTACCTGATCCGCCGTGATGGTCGAAATATCCCGCCCGGAGAAATGCCGCAGGAAGTATTCGATTTTGGTCTTATCGTCATCGAGGGACCGCTTATGCTCCTTCTCGCGGATCCACCTGATGCAACATTCCTCAAACGTCCTCGTCGGTAATTCCCCGATTTTATCCACCCGCCACGCTTCAGCCTTCAGCTTGTCGTGCAGCTCCTGCGCTTGTTTCTTGTCCCCCGTGCCAAGAGATCGTCTAATTCTTTTCCCTGACGGCGTAACGAAATGACAGTGCCAGACGCCGCCTCTGAGGGTGATTGACATAAAAATTCTCCTTTATGTTCACCCGCGCTCGCGGAAACAGGATCGCGCGGGTCATGTAAATACGCAATACAGGCGACGTCGGTCGTGCGGTATTTGTTACCGATCTTCTTCCCGGCGAGCTGGCCGGAGTCAATGAGGCGATACACAGTCCTCGGTGAGACCTTCAGGAGTTTCGCCGCCTTTTGCGCAGTGAGTGGTTCTGCTGTAACCATCTCCCCTCCTATGACATCGTTTTATAAAACTGAGGCTGGTCTGGCGTGGCCGCACGCAGTTCGTATTCGTAGTGGATCTGGTAAGTGCCGCCGTCCCATGCGACATAAACCCGCGCCTTATCGTTTTCCGGCTCCAGCAGGCTTTCGACTATCCCAGTCAGTCCGCCGGTCTTCTTCTGGACTATTGCGCCCACATTAAAAGCAGCCATTGCACACCTTCCGGTTCGTGAAGAAATGAGATGAGAGCGCCCAGCGCCATAAGTGCAGCGATGAGCCAGGTCATGGGGTTTGAATGCATGGTGAACTCCCAAAAAGAAGCCCGGCGCGGGGCCGGGCAAAAGGGATGACGTTGCAGTGCTTTCGCACCCAATAGCCAGCTCATAACTGGCTATCAGTTGCGTCATGGTTTGATGTGAAGGCGCGGTTCGCCGTCTTTCGGCTCCGGCCACTGGCGAGCCATATTCACCTTTAGCTTTTCTTCCAGCGCCGCGGTGATTTGCTCATCGGTGATACCGGCGCGCCGCTGCGCATCCCATAACAGGAACTGCATATCAGCCCATTCACTTATGTCGCCAGGATCGGCGGCAGCTTCCAGCGCCTCTTTCGAAAGGTGTTTCAGCGGTCCGACGGGGCCGACATTGCCGAAGGTCTTTTCTGACCATTCAGCGTGGCGCCGCCGGATCAGGTTTCTGGTGAACTGCGATTTCTTAGATTCGTAAGGTTTCACGCTCTCTCCTCATGCCGCACGCTGGGCGCGCAGCGTAAAATTACTTCCGCCAGGCGAAGGCAATCGGCTCTGGCGTAATCCACAGGTGGCGCATGTTCGCCACGTTCACCACATCAGAATTCCGCGGGTAAATCTCCACAGCATCCCGATCCCCATAGCCAACAGCTGACTTTATCTCCTGCAACGCATCCCAGCTGATGCCATCCTTCCACCGACCCGAGCCGCCAATGCTGGTGGTGTTCACCGTTAGGCGGATGACGCCGTTGTCTTCCTGAAACTCCTGGACTAGAAAGTAAGAGTTAGCCCACACGTTGCTCCGTTTGGGGTCGTGGCATCGTACCGGCCACTGAGATTCCGGTACCGGCTTGAGTATTCCGATCACGTCTCATGCTCCTTAATTTTTTAATGTGCTCTGTCGCCTCGAGTTCGGCGCGTATCTGTGCCTCCTCACGGTGATCGAGGTGCTCAAAGTCATTGTTGAATCGGTCGATTGAAGCGGTGTTGATCAGGCCCTGTCGCCAGTAGCGGATTATCTGTGATGTGCTGCTGTGGATGATGACGGGCCAACCGTGCTGGTCAGCGTAAATCTGACCACGTTGGATGAGTGAAAACATCACGCACCTCTCTGCTTATTCCTCAACTCGATCTCTTCCTGACAACTCGCGCATGTTTGGCAGCCGGTAACGGCAGCGCGCCGCGGCTCGGGAATTGGTTCGTCGCATTCTTCACAACGCTCAGCTGATACGGCGTTGCGGTTCAGCCGGTGAGCGGAAAGGGCAGCGTTACGCTGAAGCTCTTCAATCTCTGCTGCTGTGTCGATGATGTCGGCCATGGTCAATGCTCCCGGAACTGTCGGTTAATTCGGTTGAATGTGAACGCCAGCAATAAAAAAGGCCGCTTTAGCGACCTGGTGATTAGTGGTTTCATGCTGCACCGCCTTCATTCTTCTCGGCTTCGACTGCCATCTGCTCAAGCCGTCGCGATAGCTCGGCGGCCAGCGTCTGGAACTCTTCCTCGGTCGCCACCGGGATCGGCACAAAGCGAATGCCGATGTGCGCCAGGTGATTGGCAATGTCGAGGCTTTTCCTCAAATCGACGGGCGAGGCTCTGTTCATGACGCACCGCCAACGTTGCGCAGCCAGATGCATACCGCGCCATCTTCCGTGTCGTGAATTGAACCGACAAACCAACCATCGCCGGCGGGTGTTTCTGGCTGCCACGCTGAAATGTCATAGCCGTCCACATCGGGGTCGACGTCATCTTCATCGCGGTACTCCACTTTCCACTCAAGGCCGTTCTTATCCAGCCATGCGTTGAATTCATCAGGTGAGATATATTCACGCCCATCGCAAAATTCATCGTAAAGCGGGTGAGTCCAGTAGCCGTATTGGTCGCGTTCGACGGGTAGGGCTTTAAATTCTGTTGTCATTGTTCTGCTCCGAAGCGGCGATTAAGCCTGCCTGTGTATACGACGAACTCCAGGAGGCTAACTCCCAGAGCTTCAATTTTCTTGTGATGCTTGTTGATGATGGGAGGCACCGTTTCGTTCCAGTTAGGCTTTGGCTTCTTGCGCATGGCCTGCTGGATTTCCTCGGTGCGCCGGCGGCAGGCTGCGCGGATGGCGTTGTCTGTTTCTGGCGTCATAGTTAAATCCCCAAAGTGGCGACGATATCCTTCGCAGTCTCACGTGTGCTGCCCTTGCTGGATATCGCCCGCCGGGCATCAACATAGTGAAGGGTGAATCCGTGTTGCTCATAAAGTTCAAGCACTCGCGGCGCGGTTGAGTTACTGATGAGAACTTTCGCGCCTCGCTGGTGGGCTGCTACACAGCTTTCCGCAAGAGAAATCTGATCAGCCCATGAGAAACCGCCTGCGGCGTAATTTGTGAAACCTGCGGTACCAGGCAACGGCTCATACGGCGGGTCGCAGTAAACAACATCACCCTCACCGGCCAGCGCCAGAGTCCTTCGATATCCAGCATTCATAAAAACGCATTTATGCGACTTCTGCTTGAATGCCTTTATCTCAATTTCGGGAAAATATGGCGCTTCGTACTTGCCCCACCCAACGTTAAAGAAACCTTCACGGTTATAGCTAATCAAGCCGTTAAAGCAGTGTCGATTGAGGAAGAGAAAGGCTGCTGCGCGTTCAGGTGCGCCCATTCGCTGGTTATTAAACTCATCTCTCAGCTCTTTGTACGCCTCTTCACTGTTGGCGCGCTCAAACAGTATTTTGGCAAGCGAGCATACTCTGATGTGGTCAACTTCAAGCATCTGATAGAGGTTAATCAGATCTGCATTGACGTCAGCAAGCAGGAAAGATTCGTGCTTTTCGACGTTGAGAAATACCGAGCCGCCACCCACGAATGGCTCAATGAGGCGTTTACCGGCTGGTATTAGTCGATCCAGCTCCGGGAGCAGCGAGTATTTTCCGCCAGCCCATTTAAGGAACGGTCGTCGCCAGTTGCGCGGTGCAGGCGCTTCGACTGGAAGCGCTGCGGCGATGCGCTCTCCGATCCAGCGCATAACCGGTACTGCCATGCTATTTCCGATGGCTTTATAGCGTGGCCCGTCCGGGCATTCATCAGCATCCTTCCCGCGCCAGCCGATCAGAGTGTGATTATCAGGAAAGCCCTGAAGGCGCTCGCACTCAATCGGCGTAAGTCGTCGAACTGCCACGCCATGCATTACCGCTGGTGCAAGATTGGTTCCGCTGCTGGCGCTGGTTAAGGTCGGTGATTGCTCTTCCGCGTAACCAATGCCACCCGCTTTAGCACCCTGTCCGGCCTTGAATGCATACGCTATAGCTGGCGGCTGGCCGCTATTGGCATGGCTTTTATCGTGGTTTCCTGCGCGTATCGTTGGCGATAAATCCGACGTAGCATCAGCGCCATTATCTTTGTAGCTAAATGCGATGCAGGCGTTTTCTTGTCCGTTGTTGCGGCCAAGTGTGTGCGCCAGTTCGCAATTGGTATCTGGATCCTGCGTGCCGTGCACAGCGAAAGTCTCAGTATCAAAATCCAACCTGATTCCATGCGCGGTGCAGGCGGTCGCTACATCAATATGGCCGGCAGTATTGCCACCGCCAAAAGCAATCAGATGTCCAGCTTGTGCCTGGTTGTCGTCTGCGCCACACGTTCCAACGCCTCGTGCAGTAAGGGCGGCAACAGCCTTTTGCGTTTCTCGGCGCGGCGCAGAATCCCGGCGCACGCTGTCGAGCTCAAAAAGTACCGCTGCGGGATCGAATCCTTTTCGAGCACTTGCGACAACGAACACACGGCGGCGTCGTTGGGCCACTCCGAAAAATTGAGCATCAAGGACACGCCAGGCAATAACCCTTTCTGGTCCAGACACACAACCTGCGTGCGTCCATTTTCCCCCTGCTGGCTGCAATTCACAGCTTTCTCCGGCAAGCCCTGCCAGAAAGCACCCGAAGGCATTGTCTTTGCTACTGAGCACGCCGGGGACGTTTTCCCAGACGATGATTGCTTCTGGCTCACCGCGTTCGCGGCGCTTTGCGTCGATTGCATTGGCTAATTCCACGTAAGAGAGAGTTAATTGCCCGCGGTCGTCAGACAGGCCTTCACGTAAGCCGGCGATGCTGAATGCCTGGCAAGGCGTACCGCCGACCAGAACATCAGGCGATTCGACATCACCAGAGAGCACCGCATCGGCGATTTTGGTCATGTCGCCGAGGTTGGTTACTTCCGGCCAGTGATGGGCGAGGACTGCGGATGGGAATGGTTCGATTTCAGAGAACCAGGCAGGTTTCCAGCCTAGAGGTTCCCACGCTTTACTGGCAGCTTCGATGCCGCTGCACACGCTTCCGTATTTCATGCCGCCTCCTGCCTTTCCCGATATTCCTCAGCGAGCCGCTGCGCCTTTAATGGATTGCTGACCACTTCACCCCATGGCATTAGCCAGCCGTTACCAATGTAGGGAAGGCGCAGTGTGCCAACCCTGATGTCGTCGTGAGCGTGAGTCATAGGATGGACTCCATTTCGTCGATGTAGAGGCCCTGAGTAATCAGTCGGCTACGGCGGGCGGCACGCGCTATGCACTCCTGCCGTCTACCTTCCTGCGATTGCTCTATGGCGCGCCGGGTGAACAGGCGCGATTTACCTTGCGGCGTTACGACCTTTGGCTTGCTGGCCAGGCTAAATTTCCGGTCGCAGATGCCGTCCTCGTTGATCCACTTTTCCGACTCAACGATCTGCGCTATCTGTCCGGTGCCGCGGGTGATGCCGTTGGCGACCCGGTTGAACTCGATGAGCGTTACGCCAAACTTCTCGGCGATTTCGCTGCCTGTGACCGGGCGGCCGCGCGTCTGAATCATCCAGATAACGCGCTCACGGAGTCCAGAGAATTGCCCGGTTCGCCCGGGCCTGCGGTAAAATGGTGTGCGTTTCATTTCCACTGCTCCCCGAACGTGAAGCCGATCTCCGCCAGCGCCTCGTCCATCTTCTCGATGAACTCCGGCACCATTTCGTTGAAATCGGACATGTACTGCAGATCCCGCTCAACGACGACGTGGTGAATGCCTTCGCGTTTCATGCGCGGGTCGTAGTTTGCAAAGAACCAGGCGTCTTTTCCGGTCACCCACATGCTGTACTGCACCTGGGCCATGTACTCGGACTTAATGGCTTCGAAACCGCCGAGGCGGAATTTCATAAAGTCGCGGGAGGTGAACGGGCATTTCAATTCGAGACCGAAATTGTTACTGCAAAGGCCGTCAGGGGAGCACGCGGTGCGCATGCTCTCGTCACGGAACAGGATCGGAGACTCCGTGACTTTCACGTCGGTGGTGAACTCGAAGAGAGTGCGGGCGTCTTCCTCATACTGCTTCCCCCAGGCTAGCGCCTTGGCGTTAACCTCTGGCGCTACGCCAGTGCATACCTCGGCGAGCAGGGTGTGGAAGTAGGACATCTTCATGCCCGTCCATTTGGTGCCGGAGCGCGGCTTGGAAATGACGTTGTGCACTTCAGAGGCGGTTATGACGCCGAGGCGCAGCCGGTGCCACGCCTCATCGCCCTGCTGGATAGTTGTTACGTCAATGCCGGTCCTGGCCAGGATAATTTCGGGTGTCATGCTGCCGCCTTAGCCCTTTTCTGAAGGAAGCCAAACCCTTTCTGTGCCTCTTCTTCAGTGAGTTCTGACGCCTCAAGAATTTGCCGTTTGAAGATGTCGCTGCACAGTGGAAGGAAGTCTTTCTCCCAGTCTTTATCCAGGGTCGTTAAGAGATCGGTTATCGCCTGAAGCGTTTCTTCGCTTGCTGCTGGTGGAAGCGCTTCTGTGGTGCTGCGCGGCGTGACGTCACGGATATCTACGTCCAGTGATTTGCCTTCCATTTCTTCTGCGGTAGGCTGCTGTCCAATCTCAGGCCATGCCTTACGCAACGCCTGGGCTTCTGCGCATTTCGCCAGCTGTCCATACGGGCGCTTTTTCCACATCGCATTCGGCGCCGTGGTGTCGCGGCCGCCGGTGGCGTAGTTTTCAATCCAGTATTCTTTGGCGCTGAACTCGACGATCTCGCCGCTGGGCATGCGCTTATAAACGGTGTATTTGCACCACTGAGGGAAAGTCACTTCGACACCAGTAAGTGTCTGAGTAACGTCAGGACCGAACTCTGGTTCGCGGGCACCGGCATAATCACCTGAGCGGTCCGCCTGAATGCGGTAAAGCCCGATGCCCGGCATGACCACGTCGCGCCAATCACCTTTACCTGTTTTCGAGTCTTTGACGTACATCGGAACGAGGTGGACAGGTTTGAGCAACGGATCCAGCTGGCGGGCGCGGCAGTAATCAAGCGCCATCATTACCGATTCGTCTTTGGCGCCAGGGTAGATGCTATTCTTCAGCGCGCTCCAGGTGGAGACGTCGACACCTATCTCCTGAAGTGACGTCGCTGTGATTGTTAAATCGTTTGCCATCGTTAATCCCCTCAAAAATTAAAACGGGCAGCCGGTACGGTGTTCCCAGTCGTATTCCGCCTGGGCGTAAGCAACTGCCGAAATGAAATCGTTGTAGGCCTCGCCAGCTTTATCGCTGCGAAGTCCTTCGTATGGGCTGGAGTCAATCG